TCGGCATGAATGGACGGAATGCAAATCCACCCTTCCTTCGTCGGATGCGGCGCTGCAGGCATCGGCTCCATGAGGCGGTCGATAAGGCTGCGTGGGGTAGTGGTGCTCACGATGCCTCCAGGGTGATCGCTTGTTTCGGTACGAGGGCGATCTGTCCGGGCTCCAGATAGACCAGCCGACCAGCGGTGCGCGTTTGCGTGATTGCCCGAACGCGGTAACGCTTCGGTGTCTCGCCGACGATCTCGACGCGAGTAGAGCTGCGGCCAGAATATCCGTCCAAGTGCAAGGTTCCGTACCTGCTCATTTCTCGTTCCCCCCTGTGGGCATCCATGCCGGGACGATCAGGCATCGGCATCCAGTGCGACGGGAACACCGCGTACTCTCCAGGCATAGAGTACCAATCGCTCCACCCGCGCCGCCAATGCACCGCCATCCAGATATGCTTGTTCGGGACGTAGGCAAGGATCGGCGTGGCGTCCTTGGGGGCGCTGTCCATACCCGCGTAGCTGTTGGAGGTCATAAGGATTCGTCAGTCATCGCTATCAGAGAATTGGTGGGCTACTCGCTGCGGTGGCGTTACCGATAGCGACTCGGCGGTCTCCGGCACATCGTTGCCTGCTTGCGCACACTTTCGCCCGTTGTTCATTGTCCCGTTCTACCTAGTTGGCTGTACCAGTTCACGCAGCCGCTTCAACTCCTCGGAAGGCTCCAGCCTCTTTCCGAGCGCGATCTCGCGCTGGCGGTGCTGCCACTCCAAGCGATTCAGGAGGTCTTCGGTGTGTTGGTCGTCCATACGAGCCGTCCTTCGTAGATCGCCTGCAGCAGATAGAGCGCCGCGCGCGCGAGCCGGTGTTCCTCGTCGGGGAAGCCGTTGCGCTCGTAGTCCATGTGCGCTTCGCGCGACTCGGGGATCGCCAGCGGATCAGGGGCTTTGTTCTTCATGCTCTTGAAGAAGTTCGGATGGCTGGCGTCGCTCGGCCCTGGCGCCCCGGTCGTGTCGCACGGCAGCGTGCGAATCCACGCCAGATACCGCGGCATGCGGATCGGTCCGGTGTAGCCGCGGCGCAGCGCCTGCTCGAAGGTGAGTCCAGCCGGCAGGATGCGCGCGTTCAAGCCTTCACCTTCTTCTCGCGCGCTTTCCACTCCGCGCGGCAGCGCGGGCAGCGGACAATGTTTGTCCACATACCCTCCATGTCGTGGAGTCGCTGACCACGGCGGTGGCCGAAAATCCTGCACCAAAGACGGTAGATCATTTGACCGTTTTCCACGAACGCCCCTTCACGATGTTTCTGATGGCCTCCCAGGAGACGTTCAGCGCTCGGCCGAGCATCGAATAGCTGACGCCGTTCCGGCCGTATTGCTGCCGCACGTAACGCACGGCCTGCTCAGACAGGCGATGCTGGGGGTGTAGCGTCCCGGCTGGCCTGAAGGCGCGACCCTTGGCCCGCATGTCGGCCATGTTGTCGCTGTGCGAACCTAGGAATAGATGCTCTGGGTTGACGCACGCGGGCGTGTCGCATCGGTGGCAGACCATCGTCTCGCCAGAGATTGAACCACGCATTAATTCCCAAGCTCTCCGGTGGGCATAGGTGCGCTTTTTTAGGCGACTATGGATGCCATATCCAGCAGCGTTGGTGTACCCGAGCCAAAGCCAGCATCCACTGAGCGGCTCTTTTTCGACTAGCTGCATGAAGCGCGACAGTTCGCTCACGCAAACCGCCTAACCGTCTCGAGCATCCGGTCGACGTCGGCGAGGAAAACGTGCACCTCGCGCTCTAGTTCCTTGATGCGGATGTCGTCGCGCGGCAGGCGCTTCACGAAAAGGCGCATCCGCTCCGGTAGGCGCGGGTCATAGCTCGCGAAGTCGCACCACGCGCGCTCGCAGCACGCCATCTGCCACAACATCTGGGGCTCGTAGGCTGGCGGCACGCTGCCGTCGAGCAGGTACTGCAGGTGCGTCGCCGTCTTCGGGCACTTGATTTCGACCAGCCCGTCCTTGCCGACCAGCCGGTCAGGAGATGCCGCGCTGCGGTCGATGGTGGGATGCAGTACGAGCCCCACCGTATCCACCAGCGCGCCGATGTGGAGTTCGTAGGCCCCGGCGCCGAGCGGCTCATGCTCCACGCCCCAGCGCATTTCATCGTTCATGTAAGTGCTGTCCTGCGCGACGCCGGTCAGTATTTCAGCCACGAGCTGCGCGCGGTAGTCGCGCCTCGCCGCGGCCTCGCCGCTCTTGATCTTGGCGATCACGTCGCCCATGCGCGAGGCGGTGACCTTGCCGGCGCGCGCGGCCTGCCACTCGATTGACCCTTGAGGAAAGTCGATGATCCTCACGACTTCAGCCCCAGCGCCTTTTTCTTGGCTTCCTTCTTCTCTCCGAATTTCCGCATGGAGCGCATGTCGTTGAGCTGCTCGGCCGCTTTCCACGCCGCGCCGAACGCGCGCATCAGCCCCTTCTCGTCGGCTGCGGCTTCGATCTCGGCTAGGTGGTCTGCGTAGGCGTTCTCTTCCATCTGCGCGCCGCCCCCGTCGCCGTCAGCGTCGTCGCCATGCTCGGCGATACCGCATACCGCCTTCAGCGTGTAGCGCTCGAGGTAGGTGATGGTGCTCGCGCGCGCCTGGATCGCGTTCTTCGCGCCTCCGGCGTCCGGCGGGCCGTCGATCGTCACGGACTCCGCGTGCCCAAGGACGTGCCGAAGGGTGCAGGTGACGGCGATCAGATCCTTTTCGCTCTTCACCTGCCACGAGTGGCTAAGGCCGTACTTTGAAAGCAGCGGGGTGACCGCGTTGACCACGCTGAAGAGTTCCGCATAGCGCTTGTTCTTCAGCGGCCCGTCGGTGACCTGTCGGTTCTTCACCACCACCACGGCCTCGGCTTTGAAGTTGGAAAACGCCTGGGCGTAGGCCTTGCGCGCCTCGCTCGCTTCCCAGCGCTCGCGCACGGCGAGGAGGTGCTCGAGCTTGGCGACGTCGAACTGCGGGTCCATCGCCGCCTTTTCGATGATCTTCATCAGGGTCGAGGCGTCGGCCGCAACTGACACGGCGACGGCTTTCTGCGTGGCGGGTAGGTCTTTCGTGGCTGGTGCGTTCAAGCTGTTCTCCGGTTGAGTTGATTCGCGAACCAGCCGCGCTGCCATGCGGCATGGTGCTCCGTGTAGTCCTGCCACGGGTTGAGCGATGCCGACAGGCCCTGGCGCCCGGCCTTCGCGCCCTCGAGGTAGGCGTCCTGCAGCGCCGCGGCGTTGTCCAAGTCGCGCTGCACGAAATAGTCGTGCGCGTCGTCCTCGTCGCGGAACTTCATGCCGCGGGACTTGATCATTTGAGCCCCACGACTTTGTCCTCCGACGGTGCAGGTAGCAGGTTCGCGGCCTGCGCGGCATCAATCACCCTGCGCCCGTCCTTGAGCAGCATGTGCGGCATGAACGCGGCCTCGAAGGACAGCACGCCGCACTCGACCGCCGTAACCTGCGCTTTCACCCAGTCGCGCAGCACCGAGCAAACCGCGCGCCGCGCCTGCTCGATGCACTCGCGGTCATTGCGCCAGCCGGAGCGTTTCAGAGCCTGGGCGTAGCCTTTCCAGCTCGCCTCTAGATGCACGATGCGGTCGCGCCACTTGAACGAAACGATGGTCAGCCCGCGCTCGGCGTCCTGCGCGGTGCCGAACGAGGCGCAGCCCCATTTCTCCAGCGTCTTCTGCACCTCGTTCAGGGCTCGGTCGCCAGCCGTGGCGTTTTCATACGGCAAGCTCATGCTTTCTCCTTGAATGCTTCCTTGATCAACTGCTCGCCGATGCGCGACATTTCTATTCGGCCGTCGAGGTGCCCGAGCTCGTAGGCCGCGAGCAGCGCTTCACGCGGACTCGCGCGCTCGCCGACGAGCAGTGCTTCGATGTTCGCGAGCACAATCTCGCTGACGTCGTTCATAGCTCTCTCGCCTTGTAGTAGCGCCACTGCGGAGTGGAAATCCCTGGACCCGTCTGCAAGATCGAGGCGTCGTAATCGACCGGGAGTTGCAGCACCGGCCTGCAATCGGGCGAGGGCGGATATATGCGCACTATCAGCGCTGGGCGGTGCACCGACTCGGACAGGAGCGCGCCCCCGAGAAAGCCGAGGCCGAGCGCGGCGGTGATCGCCATGACGTGCTGCGGCTTCACGCGATGTCGCTCGGCGGGTACGACGCGCTGCCCGGGCGCGGCTTGCAGATGGGAGCGGGGCGCGGTGGGCCTCTACGCGGCACGGTCTGCCCGCGCAGGCTCGGCCACAGCAGGCCCCACAGGAAGCCGAGCACGATCCCGGCACCAAGGCCCGCGAACACGCCGATGATGGCGGCGTACTCGGTCACGCGATCCTCGACAGCGAGAACATGAACAGTACGAAGCAGTAGACCGAGCCGAGCAGGCACAGCCCGCCGAGCAGCAGGTACGC